TAACGGCTACACTTGATTTAATTGGTGCGGACTATACTGAGGTTACCCCTCGTGTCTGGCAGAAAGCCTTGGGGCTAAAATCGGGCTCTAGGGCGATAGTCAAAGAATCGGCTAAACAACTCGCAGTCCAACGGTTCGGTGAGTCAGCATTCCTTTTCGGTAGATCAACTAAGCCTCACGACGGTGCGACAGATGCAGCGTGTATAGCACTTTTCGGTATTCACTTTATTACGGAGTTACTATGGAACGAGAAACAATTGACAAAGAGTACGCAGACCTTTGCCTCAAGTACGGGGACATCAGCCAAAAAATCATCCACCTCGAAGACCAAGAGCAAAAAGTCATCGAAGAGTGGAATGACAAGCTTAAGAAAATCGAAGAAAGCTACATCCAAGCAAGGTTCCCGCTCCGCAAAGAGCTCAGGCAAATCGAAACTCGCTGGCTAGAGCTGAAAGAACTATTGAATGAAACTCCAAGTTGAAGTCAGAAAAGCGGTCACCTCAGACTACCCACTTATCCTAAGTAGCTGGCTCAAAGGCTGCTATCACCTATGCTCAGCCTTCAAGGATATGCCCAAGTCTTTGTACTACGGTGTCCATGAACCCTGCCTGAAAGCTATCTTGGCAACATCAGACACTATGTGTGTCGTTGACCACCAAGACCCAGATCACATTCTTGGCTACATCGTCTACAAAGATTATGGCTTTTTTACTGTCATTCATTGGATATACATCAAGCAGCAGTTTCGAGACTTCGGTATGGCAAAGTACCTGCTGGCTTGCGTTGAGCCGAAGAAGATAGTCTTTACTACTCACGAGACACCAGAGTCTCAAAAGTTCTTTAATAAACAAAAGATACGAACATTCTATGTTCCACACCTAAGGCATGGTGAGTGGCACGTCGAAAACTTTGCAACATTCTTACAACTCAGGGGTTTACCATGAAACTTAAGTCAGTCTTCTTTTACCAAGCAGTTAAGGTGGGGACGCAGATGATTAATTCTGCATCAGATGAACACTACGAGATTGAGCTCTCAGACAACGTGACGTTCGTTACTTGCCCTCGCCAGCAGATCACTGTCGCAGTACCGATGACCAACATTCCACAGATGCAACTCAAGGAAGTACGCAGGTCACAAGAGTTTGTGAAGATGCACTCTAACTTGGAGAAGGCTAGGGCAGCGGCAGCAGCCAAGAGACAAGCTCGTGCAGCGTTCGAGGCTAAGAATGAGGACGTATAACCCCCCTACAAATACCCCCCCTCTTCCGGTGACTCAGTTGGTTGAGGCTCTGAGAAGCATCTTCGAAAATAAGAGCTTGCCAGAATTTACACGTTACCGAGCGGTGAGTTTCCTAAAAGATCGAGCCCCATCAGAACGTGACAATTGTTGGCAGTTGGAAGTTCAAAATTTTTTAGTCACTCAAAGAAATTTTTCCAATTCCAATTTGAAGTCAAAAGTTTCCAGCACGTAAGGTGTTTTTCACTTTTCCCAGGAATTTTTTTCCCAGAAAACACACACCTGTGTGAAATTGCTATCCATTTTTTAGTCGACACTGCCCAAACCTTGGACACGGCTCGTTTTGGCAGCAAACAGCCACGCTACAGCATGTTAGTAATTTCAAGGTACACTCACATACGTCACCTCATTTTAATAGCCCTAGAGCCCTATTTGACCCTATCAATATCTAACCTCATGAGACTAAAACCGTATGCACCAGCCACGATCAAAACAAAAAAAAAGAGAGCCGAAGCTCTCTCACAAATTGAAGCAATTAAAACCCATTCTGAAGGCAGCCCTAGCGCTGTACCCGTTGCGCTCTAGCTGAGTTTGAGCCTTTTTTAGTATGCGCTTAGAGCAATACCAGCGAGTCTGACCGCCAACTCCTCTTTTGTCGCAATAAAACCAGCGAGCGCTTGGGTTTTCGTCTTGAGCTGCCTGAAGTGTTCGATAGTATTTCATTCACTCACCTACCTTTTTTAGAGACATTGCTTGCTGCCATTGCGAGTCAATCACAAGAGTAAAGGTAACCTTGTCTCCGCTCTTGAGAGTGAGGTCATCATCATAGAACACCACCGATTGACCATTGCACGTCTTAAGCATCCCGAACCCGTCCAATTCATCGAACCAGTGAATCGTTCCAGTCATTTTTGTCTTCATTCGCTCACCCCATCATTTTCATCATCTTCCTCATCTTCGGGCTCATCGTGGTAAGATCCGTCGCTGTGTTCGAAGATCAATTCATCCATTCTAAAGTTAATGTAGCAATTAAACTCTTCACGATATGCGATAGGATCTACACTCTTAAGCACGTCGCTCGGAAGATATTCTAAGCATCCAAATTTTATCGGTGGGTTAACATCATCAAAATACTCAATGAACATACTTTCAAGATCACGGTCAGTTAGTTGTGTCATGGTGAAACTCCTTTTAGTGTGTTCATTGGGCATCCTCCTCTTTGAGAAAACCAAAACCGATCGCGTGTTCAATAAGTGATTTTTTGAGGTGTCTCATGTCGATGAAACCATCCTCAATGGCCTGATGAACCTCCTCATCCGAAAACTCGATGATCACGCGATCATCCTCATCCAACAGAGCGATATAGGCTCTGTCTCTCTCGAACCACGTTGAGACGTGTAGTGTTTTCATTCGGACACCTCCCATTCGATCCGGCCAAAGGGTCGGCCAGAACGTTCTGTTAATTCGATGGCGGAGCATTGAAAATCGATCTCGGAAAATGAGCGAATGCGGGCAGTTTTGTGGATGATCCCATTCTCTTTTAGGAGGCGGAGGACAGCTTGTGGGCTCTCCGGAAATTTTCCGGTGAGTGTGTGTCGAGACACATCATTGACTTCAAAACCTTCACGGGAATTACCCCAAACACTCCAATAATTCACAAAAATTACGTTCATGTTGCACCTCATTTCATCAGGTTGAAAAGTTGGAAACAAAGAAAACCGATTGCCAACAAAAGAAAAGCGCTTAGGCCAACCGTCACAAAGTAAAAAGAAAAGATTTCAATCGTCATCATCATGGTCTGAACCCTCGGTGTCCAACATCGGACAAACAGCATAGAGCACACGCCATGCCAAACATGCACAGCGTAATGATTGAATAAAAAGAAAATGCCAGCGTCTAAGAGTTAGACACTGACTAGAGGGTAATGGTCAGACTGATCGTTTTAAAAGAAAATTTAATTGAAGGAGCTCATAAGGCGTTGCTGAATCAATATGCAGCGTTTCTTGACGGCCAGTCCCATCAAAAATATCCATATCAATATCGGAACTAAAAAAGTCGTTAATTTCAATTTTAGATGACGTAGACGGATCCCAAAATTTCACAGCCTTAAAAAATTCCTCAACCGTCATTTCAATATTTTTATTTTCGAAACCTTCAGCAACAATATCATAATCATCTTCAGCGAATTGAATTACTTGATAAGTACAGCTCGTTATCATGTGAAACCTCATTTTTTGTAAATATGGGCAAGAGCAGCCACGTATCCGCTTTCAAAAGCGTGCATCTCCTCAAGACATTTGCGCTTGGTGCCGTATTGAGTAACGACGTTGATACCACCATTGGCGTTGTGCATACGAACTAGTCTGACCATGCCGTATGCGTAATCTAGGTGGAAGTTTCCGATATTAGCGACAATGCCATCAGGTGTGCGACTATAGGGCTCAATGGGTGATCCGGTTAGATTATTCAATCGGTTCACTACAGCATTGAGTTGTGAATCTGTTACTCGTTTCATGTGTCTACCCTCTGTCCTTTAGTGGACAAACACTCCACAGCTAGTAGTGTGCCAACAAATTGTGCTAAACATTTCAATAGACGATTTCCCAATGAAGTGATCAGGGATTAAACAGTGACTAAAAAAGATTCGACACCAGCGCCTCGCAAACGGGGTAGACCCAAAAAAGAATTAAATATTGAACAAATAAGAGAAGATCTCAAAAATGGTCTAAATAAGGAAGATTGTTACAGAGATCAGGGTTTGAATGCGAGTTATGGTGGACAGAGAGAGAGAAAGGATGAGGAATTAGCTAGAGCTGTAAGAGAAGGTCAAGAGGAGTTTAAGGATAGATATGCTGATGCTATCAAGCCTTTATTGACTTCTGCCTACCGCCAAAAGGTGCTTGATGGGGATGTAGCGGCCATACTTTACGGGATGAGAAACATTGTCGGCTTCACAGAGAAGAGAGCTCTTGAAGTACAGGGTGAGGTTAACCACATCCACACGCTAGATCCTGCTCAACGTGCAGAGCGGATCAAGCAGCTAAGAGCAGAGCTTGAGAGTGAGATAGTAGATGTGGCGATAGAGGAGAGCGTAGATGACTCCAAATGAGCGTGAGAAGAAAGAGAAAGAGCTTCTTGCATTGCTGGAACTAGAGGCCAAGCATCGCAAAAGCTTGGTGTTTAAGCCTAAACTATTCTCTCAGCAGGCTAACTTCATTAAAGACCCTAGGAAGCTTAAGGCTGCATTGTGCAGTAGACGTGCGGGTAAGAGTCACATGGCAGGTGCATATGTGATTGCTGAGGCTCTCAGACACCCAAAAAGCACTGTCCCGTATGTTGCTCTCACACGTGGTCACGCAAAAAGGATCATGTGGAAGACTCTTTTGGATATGACTAGAGCATATGAGCCTCAAGTTAACCTCACAGAGTTGCGTATTACCCTCAGTAATGGCTCAGATATTGTCCTAGCAGGGGCCAATGATGAGGCTACTGCTGAGGTATTTCGTGGGCAAAAGTTTCCTCTAGTAGTCTTGGATGAATGTGCATCATTCAGAAGTCACTTCAAAGAAATGGTCGAAGAGGTTATTGAGCCTGCGTTGATTGACTACTCAGGTACTCTTGCAATGATAGGGACACCATCGGCAGCATGTAGAGGACTCTTCTTCGATGCTACCACTTCAAAAGACTCTCCCTATTCCATCCACAAATGGACAATCTTAGACAACCCCTTCATTCCACATGCAAAACAATGGCTGGAAGAACGCATGAGGGAGCGCAACTGGACAGTAGATACACCTGCTTACCGTCGGGAATGGCTTGGTGAGTGGGTGGCCTCAACTGACTCGCAGGTCTATGCCTTCAGCCGTGACAAGAACCTCGCACGTTCAGGCATCCCTCAAAAACTCGACTATATTCTCGGCATTGACCTTGGCTACGACGATGAAACTGCATTCGTGGTGGTAGGCTATCATCCTAATATCAGAGAAATGTTCGTTGTTGAAACGTACGCTAAGAGTGAAATGACGATCACTGATATCGTTCGTAAAATCGGAGACTTCCAAGAGCGCTATAAGTCTTTTAACAGAATCGTGTGTGATACTGGGGGCTTGGGTAAACAAATCGCTGCTGAAATCAGGAAACGATATGGTGTAGCACTCTTCCCAGCTGAGAAGACTCAAAAGGCTGAGTTTATTCAGCTCCTTAATGACGATCTTAGGTCTGGCAGGGTGTTAGTTAACCCCATTGAAATAAACTTCATCGAAGAAATAACAGCCCTTCAGTGGGACGAAGAAAAGGAAGGTCGATTCATCGAAGATCCTCGGTTCGCTAACCACAGGACAGATGCCTTCCTATATGCTTGGCGTGAATCACTCCATTATCAGTCAAAGACACCTGAGAGTATTCCACCCGCCGGATCGCAGGCTTGGTTTAAACGTGAAGAGGATAGAATGCTTCAGGAAGTAGTGCGTCAATTTGAGGATGAAAAGAAAAGAGAGGAGTTTCTGCTATGATCGAGTCACAGAAATTAAAAGAGATATGCGAAGTCTGTAGGAAGTATGGTGTCGATGTCTTTAAGACAGAGAGTCTCACTTTACAATTTTCACCATTGGGTATGCCTGACTCAATGGCTGAATCTAAGTCGCTCCTGCCGGATATTCAGTCATATCAGAGCCTTCGAGAATACGACTCATTACACGGAATACCTTCAATCAATGAGGAAATCTGATCATGTTAATTCAAGGAAAGCAGTGGTACGACGAAGATCTAACCGAAAAGCAAAGGTCTGAGTATCTATTCGGACTCATGAAAACACTCGACACAAATCAGATGGGTGTTCAACAAAACAACCTCAGATGCTTAAGGCTGTACAACAATCAGGAGATCACAGGACTCTCGATTGCTAACTACGTTCTAAGCTCAACCCCTGGAAATATTGGAGTTGCTAGGCAGAATAGGCTCACACTCAATGTGATCAAATCTAGTATCGACACACTCATTTCTAAGATGGCAAAGGACAGGATAGCTCCCACGTTCCTGACTTCAAACGCTCCGTGGACAAAGCAACGCCAAGCTCAGAAGCTCACCAAATGGATGAAGGGAGCTTTCTACGGTGCGAGGGTGCACGAGACTGCTCCACTAGCACTGAGGGATGCTTGTATCTTTGGAACGGGCTTCGTGAAGGTCTATTCAGAGAATGATGAAATCTGCGCTGAGAGAGTGTTTCCAGATGAAATACTCGTAGACCTTAATGACGGCTATTATGGCAAGCCTGAGTGCATGTACCAACGTAAGTTTGTGTCACGCTCTAGCCTGCTCAAAAAGTTTAAGGGCGATGTAGATAAAGAAGTGATCATTAAAAAAGCGGCAACTATTCAGGGTGCACAAATTGGTAGCTCTGTAGACGTTGTGCAAGTGGTTGAGGCTTGGAGATTGCCTAATGCTGACAAGCAAGGCGGCAAGCACATGATCTGCCTCGATTCAGGCTGTCTTATCGAGGAAGAATACAAGAGACACACATTCCCATTTGCGACCATTCGCTACACGGTTCAGCCAGTGGGTTATTTCGGTAGCTCTATTACTGAAGACCTTTTGGGCATTCAAATTGAGATCAATCGACTTGCGATGCACATTCAGCAAAGCATGAGACTTATCTCGAACCCAAGAGTGTTCATTGAAGAGGGTTCCTCTGTTAACACCAACCAACTCACAAACGAGATTGGTGGCATTGTTAAGTTCCGAGGCACACCACCAGTCATCCAGAGCGCTCAATCTGTCCACCCTGAATTGTTTCAGCAGCTCAACATGCTCTACAACCGAGCCTATGAAGTAGCTGGTATCTCGCAACTAGCAGCAGCCTCAAAGAACATCTTGGGTGCTAATGCTTCAGGCAGAGCATTGCGTGAGATGACAGATATTCAGTCTGACAGGTTTGCTCTTACCAGTTACCAGTATCAGCAATTCCACCTCGACCTCGCACAGTTGTTTATTGACGAGGCTAAGTCACTGGCAGCGCAAGGTAAGCCCGTCCCATCGAAGTCATTTGATCGTAGGAATGGACTTGAGTCTATTAAGTGGTCTGAGATTGATCTTAAAGACGACGAGTACGTTGTGCAGTGTTTCCCTGCTTCAGCGTTGCCTGATCAGCCGGGTGCGAGAATCGAGTCTATTAGAGAGCTCATGCAGATGGGCATGATCGACCCTGAGACTGCACAAGAGCTTCTCGACTTCCCAGACCTCGACAGAAACACAAGCCTCGCAGTCGCACCTATTCGAGTGGTGAGACAAATCATCGAGAAGATGCTCGAAAGCGGTGAGTACATTCCACCAGAGCCATACCTGCCAGTAGATAAGATGCAAAAAGAAGCACAGCTCTACTACTGCGATGCACAGGTTCGTGGGATGGAAGAAGAGAAACTCGACCTTCTTAGACAATTCATCGACGCATGTGGACTTATGATCCAGCAAGCAATGCAGCCACCTATGCCACAGGCTCCGGCACAGCAGTTACTTGAAAGTCAGTTAGCAGCAGCTCCGCAACAACAATCTGCTCCGGCAGGCGCACTCCCACCAACTTTGTAAGAGGTATTTATGTCAGAAGAAGTAATCGCACAGGCAGCAGAAGTTACAGAGGCAACTGAGTCACAAGAGGTGCAAATCCCAGAGGCTCAGGAAGAAGACAAATACTCTGAGAAGTTTTTACGGCTCATGAACCAAGCTCGTGCACAGCAGAAGCTACAGGCCGAGCTCAAGGCTGAGCGTCAAAAAATCGAAGAGATGCGAAAAGAATATGACGAGTTCCAGCGACGCAAATCAATGGTGGCTGAAGACCCTCTTGAGGCTCTCAGATTACTTGGAACTGACTTCGATAAAGTCACTGAGTATTTACTAAAGCAAGGCCAACAGCCTAATGAGATTGATCTTTTAAGAAAAGACGTAGAAGAGATGAAGGCCGAGAAGCAACGGCTACTTGAGCAGCAAGAGCTCGAAAAGCAGGAGCAACTCAAAAAACAAGAGGAACAAGTCTACAACTCGTTTAGAGAGGATGTTGCAAAATACATCGAATCGAGTGAGTATGAACTTGTCAAGGCAAACGACGGACTTGAAACTGTAATCGAGCTAA